TTTGGATTTCTCCCGATCATCCATGCAGGCAACAGGGAACTGGCGAACTCGGACTTTGTATGCCTAGGCGGCATGTTTACGATTAATCTTTTAATTTTGCCTTTTGATAATTTATTAAATTTTTCTGCAATAATTTTATGATGTGGACCCTCAATAAATTCTGGCCACATGTGTTTAACAAAACTTAAGAAATCAGCTTGTATATGGGATATTTTCTTTTTTTCACTAAACCTTAAGTACATCTTCATAAAGTCTTTACGTACGTCAGGGGGTAGTTTCTTTATCTTTTCTAGGTCTATTTCCATATATTTTTTGCAAAATTTTTTGAGGTTGATTTTGGAACCCATAATGTTTTTACAGGCTAAAACTGTCCAAATCAAGCAATAAAGGTGTAATATTGGGACCCCTTTTTTTAGGGGGGTAAATAAACAATATGTAAGCGGCAAAAATACAACCTGTACTGGTACCTCTATTAATGTGTGAAAGAAGTGGCGCCCCGCAGGGGCGCCACAACCTATGATTGTGTTTGTTATTTTATGACGCCCAAATTTTCTGTGCGTCTTTTTTAATTAGTATGGCATTACCAACAACGACGTCATCTCTACCAGTCATGTAGTTATCGTTATCGAAAGTATCCTTCCATAACTTAGATGCTTGCTCGTTGAATGGTAAACCAATTAACTTACCCTCTTCATTAATGATAAGATAGTCTCCATTAGGAAAAGAGATACCCTCAACATAACCCCCTACAAAAGCTTGCGCCTCTTTAAGAGTCGGTTCTAGTTTTACATCATCAATGATTTTTAGTTCTGCTGTTTTTGTTTCCATATATATGTCCTTTCTATATCCTATATACTCCTATTCCATAGATCTGTCAATCTTTTTTATTGTGGTCGTTGTGTAGAAATAACCACTATTATAACGACTTTGATGTGTCTCTTTTTTAGGGTCCTCGATACGTGTCTCTAGTGGCTCGTTACGAGGTGCAATAGCAATACATTGCTGAGCATACTCCCTAAAAAAATCATTCCAACAACCTTGACTACAAAAATATTTATAGCCGTTATCTTTATTCCACTCCGTTGTTTTTACTTTTTTAGTTCTTAGAACTTTAGAACCCTTGCTACCTCGAACCCTATCTTGCGTTGTATAGGTATGGCAACTCGGACCATGACACCACATATAACTCATGATGACCTATACCCCTCTATGCCAAGTGCAATAATTCCTACTATCAGAATAATAGAAAGCCCAATAGGGCTTTCTATAAATAATAAATTAAATAGTTCAATCATGTTCTGACCTTAGCTTTTCCGACAGCCATTCTCCAACCGTCATTGTCTAAATCCCAA